TCCTCATTCATAACTGTGGATACTGTTAAATATAAGCATACGTTAAAGGAAAAAGTATTAGATCACCAATGTCTTTCTTTGATTCAAAAATAGTACAACAAGAAGCTGAAGAGATTAGTCTTAAGCAGCAAGAAATTGTTAATAGGATGCCATTTATTCCTATGATGACATCAGATGATCGTATAGATTTTTTTGATGCAATGCTGGACTTGATTGAGCGTCAAAAAATATTTTACATGAGATTAAATCTTTCTGATGATCCTATGGCAAAGGAACTGCAAGCAGAATTCCGACGTGCTGCTAAGACACTAGGCATGGATGCCGATGGTCTTGACATGTTAGGGATCTATGATAGTTTCCGTAAAAACATGGAGAATGTCCGTCAGCAGGTGCTTGACGGCGACCTCTAAATAGTGTATGATGATCCTGTTGGGTCATCGTAATCCAACAAATACAAACAATACAAGGTAATACGAATGTCTTTTGCTGATCTTAAAAACAGCTCTAAATTTGGTTTTGATCGTCTGACTAAGGAGATTGACAAACTCCAAGCTACTGGTGGTAGCAGTGATGATCGTTTCTGGAAACCCGAGATGGATAAGTCTGGTAACGGTTACGCAGTAATCCGCTTCCTGCCTGCTCCTGATGGTGAAGAACTTCCCTGGGCAAAGGTCTGGTCCCACGGTTTCCAAGGCACTGGCGGATGGTATATTGAGAACTCTCTGACCACTCTGGGTAAGAAAGATCCCGTGTCGGAACTCAACCGTACACTATGGAACAGTGGTCTTGACAGCGACAAGGAGGTTGCTCGTAAGCAGAAGCGTAAACTCTCTTACTACTCCAACATCTTTGTTGTCAAGGATCCTCTGCATCCTGAGAACGAAGGTCGTGTCTTCCTCTACAAGTATGGTAAGAAGATCTTTGACAAGATTCAGGCAGCAATGCAACCTGAGTTTCAAGATGAGACTCCTATCAATCCATTTGATATGTGGCAGGGTGCTAACTTCAAACTGAAGCTGCAGAAGAAGGATGGTTATTGGAACTATGATAAGTCTGATTTTGCTGTCCCTTCTACCCTTGAGGACATGGCTGACTCTGAACTGGAGCAAGTATGGAAGTCACAGCATTCTTTGAATGAGTTCATGGATGCTAAGAACTTTAAGTCCTATGAGGAACTTGAGTCACGTTTGAATGTTGTGCTCGGTCGTACAACCAGCAAGAAGTTTGATCGTGAAACTATGGAAGATGAGTCTGAAGGTCGTGGTGGTTTCAATGATTCTGACATCATGGGAGCACCTTCATTTCCTTCACGTCCTGCCACTCCAGAAATCCGTAAGGAACTGAGTGAACTGCAACCCACTGTTGCAACACGTTCTGCTCCTACGACTGACAATGATGACACCCTGTCATACTTCGCTCGCCTTGCTGAAGAAGATTCATGAAAATCTTAACTGTTGAAGACTATCAAAAAGCAGGTGAAACATTCTGGCCAAAGTATTGGTATGTTGCCAAAGAACTGGGTGAGAATGCTAAGTCAGAGGACATCCTAAAGGTTATGGAAGCTGTTGGTGGTATTGCATTAAAATTTGCATTGGAAGATAAAGAAGGACCATTCGGATTCAATAAGAAGAATCAAGAGTGATGGAAGCAGTACATGCTTGGAACTCCATGTCCTACGGGGAGGGGTTCCTCTTCTCCGTATGGGTCATCGGAATGTATTATGTCAAACTTCGTATGGACAAGTTCATTAAGTGAATAAAGTGATCAAGTTTCTTTGGAAAGGTCTGAATCACCCAGTTACTTATCTAAATCTTACTTTTGTTGGAATGTTATTTGTGATTCAGTTTGTGCATACTAAAGCACACCTTACTTTAGAAGCAGACGTGCATGGTCATGTTCATAGAACACTCAAAAAAAACCCTGAACTAGCACGATCTTCCTGCTACGAATTGGGTTTTTAAATTCCATAAAACCCCGAAAAAAAATTCGGGGTATTTTTTTGTCTGTGAGGTTTTATAGAGTAATATTGTTAAAGATGCTAGTTTTGTTTAAAGTTTGCTTTATTCCAGCATCAGCTTTTACATCACGCATATAATTTGCTGATGCATTGAAGATTTTTACAAAGGTCTCAAGATAATCTGGTTTAAGAACTTGCAATACTCTTTTTTCTTCATTGAGTTGTTGTTCCCACTCATAATAAGTAATTGATGTCAATAATGTTGCACCATTCTCAGTTTCTTCTACTATTGGATTATATGATTTAATGTATGTAATTTTAAATGAGTCTTGATCGTTTGGATTATAATATACTTCTAATCCACTAGGAAGAATTATCTCACCAATGTCATTTTTGACTTCTTTGGTAAGGTAGTTTTTTACTAAGTGTGGATTAGTATATTTTTTAGTAATAAGTTTTTCAAATTCTGAATTACTTAATGGCCAATCATTTTTAAGGTCAACAATTTTATTAGTTAGTAAAATAACCCAATCATAACTAGAATCACCATAAACTGCCTCAGCAACTTGGTCCGGTCTAACACCATCTCTTAATTGAAATTCTTTAAATAAATCTGTAGTATATACAGAATTATTAATACTCAATCCTTTAAAAATATTTACAGCGACTACAAAATCTTGATTAGTAAACTGAAATTTAGTTCTAGTTGGAGTATATTCTATTTTTGGTAGATATGAGAAAAATCCGGGCATTAGCTTTTGACTCCTGGTGCTCTTTCGGTGAACATTTTATCAGCAAATAGATTTGTCACTTCAGTGAGATTCATAGTAATTGTGACTCCAACAGTAGTTGCCTTTGGGTCAGCATTAAATTCACCTACTGTAGTGTAGTTTCCAGTTGGCGTAAAATCAAAATTAATCTGATTAATAGCGCATGGGAGCAGTGGTTTGATAAAAGGATGATCATCTGCTCCTCTCTTATATGTAAGAAGTATGAATGGAGGTTGTTTGATAAATCTAGAACCACCGTTAAATAAGAAACCGCCAGCAGTTGCAGCAGCTCCTAGGAGCGTTCCTGCTGGAGCAAAAAGACCTGAAAGTTTATCTAAAGCTCCCTGTTTACCTCCTTTTGCAGCAGTGGATGCTGAGCTTATCTTACCTGAAATAGCCCCAGTTACTGCTCCTGCACCGATGTCTAATAACCCTGTTGCAGTGTCAATAGCAGATGTATCTGTAAATACATCTGCCATCGCTTTTGTATTAGGATTGCCAGATGAACTAGGTAAACTTGCCACTCTTAAAGTTTCTACAATGTTAAAAATTGCTGATGCATCTGCTCTTGACTTAGTGAATAAGTTAAACTGGAAATTAAATGTCCTGAAGTCTGGTCCTTCATAAAGAACTTCAAGATTTGGGTTGAACACAACACCACTAGTTGCTGAAAGCAATCCAGAAGCAGAGAGGTTTGTTGCACCTAATTTATTAGCGACATCAACAGATTTATTTAATAAAAACTGCTCAGCAGTTCTTGTAAGTGCATTTTTAACAGCCACACCAGCGTCTGCTCTTGATCCAAGAAAACTACCTAATTCACCAAGTGCAGTTTGATTAAACTGCTGCGAGATTGCTTCAGTTACTTTTTGAGGAACGTAAACTAAGATCTTGTTTAATGAAGGTTCTGGAAAATATTTTATATCTGTGCTCTTATAATCTCTTCTAATAAATTGCATCTCAAGATAGTCCACAGAAGGACCATTAGAGGAAAATTCTACTGGATATCGCGTTGATGGTAAAAAAGCAGCGGATGGCATTAGTTGTCTATAAACTTATGGATGGGTAGAGATGCTATAAATTCCCAATCTTCTTCTTTCACTTCAAAGAATAAATTATCAGCTTGTTTGAAGATATAACGATGGATTGTTTTTTCAATAATCCTTGCTTTTTTATTTAGGAGGGCAAGAGCATACGGACCTTTCTCTCTGTCACGAAGGTAATGAATATTTGAACCTAGAAAGTTATCTTTACCACGATCAAAGGCATATACTAAAGGATATATGTCATATTTATCCATCTTTTCTTTATATTTCGGATCATATTCATAGAAGTAAAGTTTTTCTGGTTCAATCTCATCAGTCATGTTATCGTAGAGGTATTCAAAGACTTCTCTGCGATACCACTCTCTACTTTTTTTCTGACCGCCAGAATTCTTTATGATATGTTTCTCCAATCCACCTTGTGTTCTGTCATTACTACCAAATCCCTTAGACATTTAAATGATCCTCTGTGAGTATGATGAACTCAAGTCCATGATCTGCACACCATTCCCTTGCTGCTTCCCACTTCGCTTGATTGGTGATATATGTGGTAACCTCAGTGAGATAACGTTTAGTTTTTCTTTTAGGTAGTTTAGGTTCAACTGTCTGTTTCTTTGGTTTAACTTCAATCAAATATTTCTTTGCTGTCCCAGATTTATTACGAACTTTGGCATAGAAATCAACAAAGTATCTGTGAACTCTTCCATCTAAAGGAGAACGATAGGGAACTACAATTTCTTCACTGCCCCACTCAAGTATATGATCGTGGTCGTCACACCACTTCATAAATTTTAGTTCCCATAATGATCTGTATATTACCAACCTCGGATCACCTTTATATTTCTTTGGGTTCTTTGGTCTGAACTTGCCAGAATATGCCATAAATATATGAAGAACAAGTATTTCTATTTAGAGTTAATGTCTATATCTAAGCTTAGAGGGATATTCAATGTTGATAAGGGTGGATCATATTCTAACGAGTATGAGGTAAAGTTAAGCTTTGATTCTATAAAAAATGCCGAGATTCTAACCAGATTACAATATTATGGATTTGGTATGACTTCTGGAGATGGAGCATTTGAGAATATGATGTTCTTGTGTGATGAAGCATCATTGCCGGGAACATTTACTGCTACACAGGAAGTTGATGGTGTATATGCAGGTAGATTAATTCAATATCCTCATGCTAAACTTTATAATGATATGCGATTGAGTTTTATTCAGACTAATCAACTCAGCCCTTCAAAATTCTTTGAAGCATGGATGGGTGGCATGTTTCCTGAACAGAGCATGAATAGCGAAGGTGGTGAAATTATCCCAGAAGAAAAAGAAAAAAGAAGAATGGCAACCAACACTGTTGGATTACGTTATTATAATGAAATGGTTTGTCCTAGGATGACTGTGACTAAAAGTTATAAAGATAGAACTGGTCCTTCTGGATCTAATTCATGCTATTATGATATGATTAATGTATACCCTTATAACATTGAGAGTGTGCCATTAGCGTATGGTGCTAGCACACTAAATAAATTGAGAGTATCCTTTAGGTATGAAAAACATGTCGTAATCTTTTACGATACAAAAGGAGCAGAATTCTAATTATTTTTTGAACTATGTCATTACCCCAGATTAACACCCCTGTCCATGAACTGAAAATTCCATCTACAGGAAAAAAAGTAAAATACAGACCATTTGTAGTTAGAGAAGAAAAAATCCTTCTTCTTGCATTGGAGTCTGAAAGCCAAGATGAAGTTACCAGTGCTATTATTCAAATCATTGAAAATTGCGTACAAACTAAGATTGATTTAGATACTCTTTCTACATTTGATGTTGAGTATATCTTCCTCAACGTTCGTGCCAAGTCTGTTGGTGAGATCCTTGAGTTTTCCATCACCTGTCCTGATGATGGTGAGACACAGGCAGAGGTTGAGATCAATATTGATGATATTCAGGTAGTTAAGTCTAAAGAACATAGTGATACGATTGATCTTGAGAATGGTTACTTTATTAAAATGAAGTATCCTACGATGAAATACATCATGGAAAAGAAACCCGATGACGAGAAAAGTCTTATTGACAGCACTTTTGAATATGCTGTTGAATGTATTGATACTATCTACAATGATGAAGAGACATGGGAGGTAGCAGATTCTACTAAGAAAGAAATTGAAGAGTTTGTTGAGCAACTAAATTCTAAGCAGTATCAGAAAGTTCAGTCATTCTTTTCAACTATGCCTAGACTTACTCATACGGTAAAGGTAACTAATCCTAAGACGGGTGTAAAATCTGATGTCACAATTGAGGGATTAGCAAATTTTTTCGCATAGCAGTTTTTCAGAATAATCTGGAAAACTATTTCCGACTAAATTTTAATCTCATGCAGCATCATAAATATAGTTTGACAGAGATAGAAAATATGATGCCGTGGGAACGGGATGTCTATGTGAGTTTATTAGTTGATTTTATTGAAAAAGAAAACGCACGTAGAGCAGCACAACAGTAATGGCAGTACCCGCAGCAAATCAACCACCTAATAAGAATCAGCAACCTGCTGCTAATAATAAACAGCAACCTGCTGCTGCTCAACAGGGTCAACCTGCTGCTCAACAAGGTCCACCTAAGGTTGGCAATCCTGGGTTAGACCCTAGTACAGATCCTAAGATTGTTGTAAAGGCAGTCAATCCTCCTGTTACTCCTGATCAGGTTGTTGGGATGGCAGAGATGCCTGCTGCTGCAACTCTAGATCTGCCTAAAATTGAAAATATCAAGATCCCCCCTGTAAAGAATAAGACTATTCAGGGGCATCTGAAGGCGATTGAAGCTAAGATGGCAGCAACTGAAAAGTTGATGAAGGATGTTGTCAAAC